TATTTATTTAATGGGAGTTGATCAAGAATATTACTTTAGATTTAAAACATCAATGATATCACAGTTTAATGTTGACTACACTCCTAATGGATTAGCAGTTAATAAGGGCGGTAAGCCATCTGCTATTCGTATTACAATGACATTAAACGAAGCATTTATTCATACAAAAGGTGACGTAGACAAGTATCCAACAACAGAAATACAAAGAGTACCTGAAAAGACAGGACAAGTGTTAGAGGATAGTACTGATAATTCAGACGATAGTGATACTGTTAATAGCAATCCTACTGGACAAATTCCAACAGATGCGCCTGCTCAATCAACTGATGAGGTAAAAGTTACTAATACTTTGCCTACTGGAGAGACAGTAGAAACAACTATACCTATAACTGAAGCAGTTGAGTCAACAGGAAAGACTCAAGCACAACTTGCATCATCAACTAACCCAGTGTATAGATTTCCTGAAGTGCCGGGAGGATTTTAATTATGTCATACTTTAGTAGATTTCCTACAACATCATTCAACGGCGAAGAAGTTGTTGACATTACTCGTAAGGTCGCCCTATCAAATACGACAAGAGATAACGCTCTATCTTATATGAGCTATACAGTAAAAGAGGGAGAAAGGCCTGAAGATATCGCATATTATTACTATGATGATCCGTCATACGCTTGGTTAGTATTAGCATCTAATGATATTGTTGATCCGTATACACAGTGGCCGAAGAATCATAATGCATTTGAAAGATACATTATGAACGAGTATGAGAGCGCATCAGGCACAACAGGATACGCAGTCATTGAGTGGAGTAAGAACGCTACTCTCGGTGCTAACATCGTAGAGTATAGAACACACTCTGACTCTAATATTAAATTAAATCGAGCCTCCTATCTAGCACAAGACGATAACGAAAAGTCTGAGTTCTATCCAGTTCGAGTATATGATTATGAATTTCAATTAAATGAATCAAGACGAGAGATTGTTTTAACGAATAAATCTTATCTAGAAGATATTGATAGTCAATTAAAAGAAGAATTAAATGCCAAGTAGTCAAGCACAAGCAGGATATTATGTTCTAAGATCATTTAAAGTTCGACCTATGTTCGATAATAGGGAGAATACTATATCTGATCACATAGAACTATCAAAGGTCATTGTCAACTGGAGTCTTTCAGAAGCAATGGGTTCGCCTTATATCACTGGAAGCGCAGTTATACACGAATCAGATAACCTCCTTGAAGATGTTCCGCTACGAGGAGAAGAAGAAATTGAAATCACTTACGAAGACTTCTATGGTGAAAGCGCCACGCAGAAATTTTTCCTATATGCTGTTGAAGATATAAGTCCCGAATCATCTATTAATGATAGAATGCAGTCATATACTATTAAGTTTACTACAAAACAAAAGCTATTCTCTGATACTAAAGAGATAAGAAAGTCCTTTGCTAAACAAAAGATATCACAAATAGTAGAAGAAGTCTATAACGATTACTTCATTACAGGCGATAAGTCAGTAGATAAAGAGATAGAGATAGAAGAAACAGATGGAGAACAGACATTAGTCATTCCTTCTCTTAAACCAGACGCCGCAATGCACTTTTTATCTAGAAGAGCATATAGTAGTGAGAATAATACATCATCATTTAGATTCTTTGAGACAAGAGAGAAGTATTTCTTTTGTACCTTTGAGTACTTAGTGGGAAAATATGGCGATTTGGGGGAGAAAAGTGGGGAAGAAATAAACCCGTTATTTTTTATATACAACACGTTAAATGACAATACGGGGCCAGGCCAAAGAGTAGCACAGCAGAGTATAAACGAGATTACATTTCCTTCAAAGGTCGATACATTCTCTGATATAAAGCAAGGCGCATATCGGCGGAGCGTGACAGAACTTGACATCAATACGAGAACCCGTATATCAAGAGACTATGATTACACGACAGAATACGATGGCCATAAGATGCCCGAAGAAGTTTCTCTAACACATTCGCAGGAGTTTGTCAACACTTATATGCCGACTCACGAGGCGCCTGAACAGATATTGATTACAGACTTTCCACAGATAGGAATGAACGAAGGAAAGGATAATATGCTTCGGCCTTATCAGCACTTCTATGAGAACTATACAGCAAAGCCTATTACACAGTATCATCTACAACGCAATTCGTTTAATGTTGTTATTAAGGGAAGGATTGAACTCTACCCAGGCATGATGATTAATCTTGATTTGATTAAGTTTAGTCATACGCCAGCGGGGACAAGAGAGAAGGATACTCAGCGAAGTGGTAAATATGTAGTGACTTCTATTACACATTCATTCAATGAAGATAACTATACTCAGTCGATTGGCTTATCTAGGGGTGGCCTAGTATGATGAATGCTTCGGTTGTTACTTCCATTATACCACATTTTTGCGGTTTGTCAACAAATATTTTAAAGGAATTTGATTCATGAGTGCAGGTTTTGACAATATGTTACACTTTGTGGGAGTCGTAGAAGACGCTCATGATCTAACAAATAGTGGGCGGGTGAGAGTAAGAGCGTTTGGAATACATCCTCCTCGTGATGCTAAGACGAATCAAGATAGTGTTCCTACAGCGTATCTTCCTTGGGCCACTGTATTAGATGGAACTTATGGAACGTCTCCTATCATTCCAAGTGTCGGAGACTGGGTGTTTGGATTCTTTATTGATGGACGAGAAGCGCAACAACCCATCGTTATGGGCAGACTGCCGGGGATGAATTTGTCATTTCCAGCAGGATCAGGTGAGCCTGGAGAAGACGGATACACTCCACCAGAAGCGATTCATAAATGGGGCGAGCCACATTGTCATCGATATGTGACTGGAGAAGATGCCGCAATGGGACAGGGAGTGAATCAACGAGTCTATCAGAGAAGCAATATAGAGACTGCTGATGGGGGATCGTTTGATGAACCCGCTATTATGATGCCTGAGAATAACTATAACAATAGAGTGATTCAATCAAAAGATGGAGATAACTTCATTGTATTAGGATCAGCAGAAGATGGAGATGCTAGTGATTACTTTTTGATCTCTCATAGTTCAGGATCAGTTGTACAGATAGATGCTAACGGCACAGTCTTTATTAAAGCATTTGGAGACAAGTATAACTCAACAGAGGGATGTGAAGCAACGAATGTTCAGGGATCGTTTGATCAGAACATTAGCGAAGACTATACATTACAAGTAGGAAAGTCTGGAACGATTAAGATTAAAGGCGACCTTGATATCGAGTGTAATGACTTTAACGTAAGAGCCGCTCGTAATATTAATCTACACAGCGCACTTAAAACGAATGTATCAGGAGCAGGCATTGGACTTCATGCTACAGCAGATGATATCAATATGGTGGCTCAAGCAAATCTAAAAGCAATGACGAACCTGGGAGGAATGTACTTCAAGTGTCTCATGCCGGGTAATATAGCAGGAGATGGAGGAGACTTTCATGTTGACTCATATAAGACAAATATGTACAGTCTTGCTTACACGAAGATACATAGTACAGGAACGCCTGCTATATCATCACAGATACTTCCTTATCCAGATGTTGCTCATCTTGGGGTTGACATTAGCAGTAAGACATCGTTAAGAATTGATGCACTTGCGACTATGAACATTAATGCTTTGGGAATCATGGGAATAAATAGTGGTGCCGCACTTGGAATCAAGAGTATCGGAACATTAGATATCCACTCAACAGCACAGCTTGGATTGGGGGCGGGTGCCCTTGTGAATCTAGATGGATTACTTGTGAACATTGGTAACGGAACAGCAAGTGCTACAGGTGGATTAGCGACAGGAACAGTAACAACGTCTCTTGCTCCTCAGATAGTACAGAGTGCATTAGGAGCAGTTCCTAATATAAGTGTAACAGAATTAGCCGCTGTTGTCAAGCCACCTGAGATAACTAATTCATTGTTCCCTAAACTGAAGAGATTAATAGAGAGATTGAAGCCGATCATAACAGGAGTTATGGGATCGGGAGATAACTTAGATTAAGAAACACTGGGTTGTAACTTCTATTATACAGTAAAAAGCCCAGTTGTCAAGAAGTATTTAAAGATTTTTTGATCCAGGTGCATCATCGATCCAGGTGCATCATCGATCCAGGTGCATCATCGATCCAGGCGTGATGTTGATCCAGGCGTGATGTTGATCCAGGCTCAAGTATAGTGCCCGGTATACAAAGGTTGCAACTTTTATTATAACACAAATTTGTACATTGTCAATAACTAATTTAAAAGAAAAGAGAGAAATATGTCAATAGAATGTGATAACACAACACCGATAGCGGGTAAAGCCGGATCGACTTTGGGGAATGATAGTGCGCTATTTGATAATCTTATTGATGTATCGTCTTTGATTGATGATACTGATCCATTTGGCGGTAGCGGATTAAATCGTAATTCTATCATTGACTTGACAAATGGATTAAATGGGTTATTAGGAGCATCTGATCTAACTGGATTTGATACACTCAAGAAAAGATTCGATCAGTTTCCTCTTACGTTTACTGAGATAGCGGCATTTGCTATCAACAATAATGAAAATGTTGATGATCTTCTTAACGGACTGAACAACTTTCAGGAAGGAAACGGAGGAAAGAATACTGGATCAGGGGGTGGAAACACTCTGGGGCCCTATGTGGGATATAGTTCAAAAGACGGAGGACTAGATGGATCAAATAGTAATCTATTAACGGATGCGTTCTTAGGTGGCCTATTAGGAGATCTTGACTTCTACTATAATCAGAATCTAGGAGCATCTATTAGTGCGGGTACTTGTGGGGCATTCGGAAATGCTTTAATGCAGTTGCTTGGAGTATTTCAATTACTTGATACACTGAATGCTACGTTAGCTAAGATTAAAGATCTTGATCCTAAGAAGCTTGCTATTCAGTTAGCACAGAAGCTAAAGATCGAAGCCATTAAGAAGAAGATTAAGGACACTATTAAAAAGCTAGTTGAGAAGATCAAGCGTCAAGTTCTCAAGACTATTAATAGTATTATTCCACAACTCAAGAATATGGGATGTGCGAGTAAGGCCTTCTTTAAGAAGATGAGAAAGAAGATAGATCAGATTAATGAGTTCTTCTCTGAAGAGAATATAAAGCGTATTAGAGACGAGATTGATACATTCATTAATAACATGGTGGCCAACTTTCAACGTCTGACACTAGAGAATGCTCTTATGCTTATGTATCAGCTATGCCGATTTACTGAGCAATTACAAGCACTTCTTATGGGAGATGCGAATGAAGTACAGAGAATCGCTATTGTAACACAGAACGAGACAAGGGCGTTAGAAGCCGCAGGACTTAAACAGACTATGAAAGCTGTTGAGAACGGAGCAGTACGAGTGGCGCCTGAGGAGCGTCTCAAGAAGCGTGAGGAGGTCATTAAGAAGAACAACGAAGAGTCTAAGAAGTCTAAAGTTCCTAAAGATCATATCACAGATCCTTGTCCAACACAAGAAGAGATAGAGATTATTAATAAGATTAGTGAAGCAGGACTAGGCGCTAGTATAACATTTTCTTCTAGTGTTGTCAAGAACAAAGAATGGCAGGATGTTGATAACTCTGTATGGAGTAAGCTACTGCGTATTGTTAAAGCGACAGATGGAAAGTATGAAGTTACTAATGGAGTGAAGAAGAAGACTAAGACAACTGCTACTATGGGCGGTACATCTAATCATATACATCTAACAGGATTTGCTGTAGATATTTCTATCAATGATGAGAATAGAAAAGATACTATTATAGCCGCCAGTAAAGCCGGATTCTCAGGCATAGGAGTATATAAGACATTCCTTCATCTAGACGTAGGAACAAGAAGATCATGGGTGGCCGGAGATAAGGGAATTGATATATCTCCTACTGAACAGTTCTCGGGCACTGATCTAAGTGATATCAAGAAGATTATGAATAAGCATGATAGTGATGGACATAGAAAGGTTCGTGACGAAGAGGAAGAAGTTGAGATAGTTGATTTAAGTACAATAGCGCCTGATTCAGTATTAACTCTAGAGCAGATTAATGAGAGAGCGAAGAATGCTAAACAGTCTTCATACGAAGCAGAACAAATCAAGAAAGAGGTTGATGCATCATATAATAGTCTAGGGAAGAAGTCAATACGTCAGATGACAAAAGAAGAACTAGAAGAGTTTGATAAATCAGGCAAACGACCTAACGTATAGCATATAAATACACTATAAAGGATAAAAGAAATGTCATTAACGCCCCGCACAAGATCAGCAGAGTTCTTCTCAGATTTCACAAGGAATCTAGAGCAGATACCTGGCCGTAAGGATCTGAGTAGACGTATTAACGAGAATGCTGTAAAAGAGAGTATACATAATCTCGTTATGACGGATCGTGGAGAGCGTTTATTTCAGCCTAATATAGGATGTGATATACGAGGATCATTGTTTGAGAACATAGATCCCAATACTATATTACTACTGAAAGAGAACATTCGATACACGATTACTACATATGAACCAAGATGCAATCTTCATAACGTAGAAGTTGAAGCTAACATAGACACAAACGAACTGCGAGTAAGAATAGTATTCTCTGTGATAAATACTAGTAACACTTCAGAACTTACAATTGATCTTAATAGGGTAAGATAGACACATGGCCAACTTGTCACCAATAAAAAATTTAGACTTCGCTGAAACTAAAGAAGCACTCAAGACGTTTCTAAAGAATCAGGATCGTTTCAAGGACTTTGACTACGAAGGCTCTAACACGAATGTGCTACTTGATGTACTATCATATAATACGTTCTATAACAACTACTATTATAACATGATGATATCCGAGATGTTTTTGGATAGTGCCTCTCAACGTAATAGTGTATTGTCTCACGCAAAGGAACTTAACTATCTTCCTACAAGTAGACGTAGTGCAAGTGCTAAAGCAACGATTAGTATAGTCGCCCCCAATCTAGACAGTAACTACTTTAACATTCCTGCTAATACTAAGTTCATTGGACGATGTGGTAACAAGACATATAATCTATTAACGGATAAAGCATATACTGCTGTAAGATCTAATGGTGATAATAGTCTATATGTCATTGAGAATGTCGATCTATTTGAAGGCCGTGTTATTAACGAAACTCTCACGATATCTAATACTACTCTCAGTAATGATGCTATTGATACTCGGTCTCTCAAGATCACTGTTAATAACGAGACGTACACATATAGAAGTGATATCTTTGGTGTTTCAGCGACTGATAAAGTCTTCTATCTACAACCTGAGAATGATGGAAAGTATTCTCTACAGTTTGGACAGAACAAGTTTGGAGTACAGCCTACAGCAACTGATATCATTAAAGCAGAGTATAGAATAGCTTCTGGCCCTTCCGCTAATGGAGTGACTTCATTGACGATTGGCGCTTTCGGCGGAGCGAGTTCTATAACTGTGAATGTCACGACTGCTACATCGGGCGGATCGATGGCTGAAGATATAGAGTCAATTCGGACGTTCGCTCCTAAGGCGTTTCAAGTACAAGAGAGAGCAGTAACGAAACGAGACTACGAGACTCTACTACGTTCTCGCTTTCCTAATATTCAAGCAATCTCTGTATATGGTGGTGATGAAGTTGATCCTCCTCAGTTCGGAAAAGTAATTATCTCAGTTGATGTAACTGGTGGTGAAGGTGCGGCTGACTATGAGATTGCTAACTTCAAGAACTATCTAAAGGATAAGACTCCTCTTACTATTGAGCCTGTCTTTGTTGTTGCTAAGTTTCTATATGTTAGTGCTAACATTAGTGTTGCGTATGATCCTAATGTAACTAATAAGTCGCCAGCCCAGATTCGATCTGAGTTGAATGACTCTATTATAGCATATCAGAATACAAACCTCAATGACTTTAATAAGACACTTCGTCAATCAAGACTAGCGGCATTCCTTGATACTGTTGACGGATCTATTGTATCTTCTGATATTGTGGCCAAGCCTATTATTGAGTATGTTCCTACACTTAATCTAGCAACAAGTCCATCATTCTCCTTTGAGTCTGAGTTAGTTAAACCTTATCCGTTTGATGACGTAGAAGGCTTTACTACATTCAAGCCTGCTGTATCATCTAGTAAGTTTACTGTTGATGGATCACTTGTATCAGCAAAGGATGATGGTAAAGGAAACATTATGCTAGTGACTGGTGATACTACTATTGAGAGTGTGTTTAAATCGTCTGTTGGAACTGTTGATTATGCTACAGGCGCCATCAAGTTGTCTAATCTAAACATTAGTTCATTCCAGAATCAGGCAATTAAGTTTACTGCTAACACAACGAACAAGGATATTCGTCCTCCAAAAGATCGTATCATCGTGATTCGTGGTGAAGATGTTCTTATAACTGTATCTCCATTGGAATCATAATTCATGGCTTTGAACCTGAGAAGTAGTATCTATGCAGAGATAGCTGATCAATTTCCAGATGTCTATAAGGAAAATGGTGACTTTCTCATATCCTTTGTAGAGGCGTACTATGAGCATCTTGACGAAAAGATGGATCGTGACGTTCCTAAACTTCGTGATATTGATAGCACTCTTAGTTCCTTTATAGTATTCTTTAAGAAGAAGTATCTTGCTGATTTACCATTAGATGCCGCTATTGATGTTCGATATGTACTCAAGCATATTAAGGATATGTACACACGAAAGGGTACTCAGGAATCACTTGAGTTGCTGTTCAAGATATTCTTTGATCAAGACATTGAAGTCTTCTATCCTAGTACTTCTATTTTGCGGCCTTCGGATTCTATTTGGGGAGGAGACGCTTATCTTGAAATGCGTACTGTATTCCAAGTAGATGACTATCCTATTAATAAGGGCGATAGAATAAAAGGAGATCTATCTCAAGCAGGCGCATTCGTTGATGAAGTAATCTTTGTTAACTTCTCGGGCGCATTATCTCCTATCATATATCTATCAAACATAACTGGAACATTCTCTGCTGATGATGGCATAATCGTATTCTCTGCTGATGGTGAGACTAACGTAGGTAAATTAATATCTGGATCAGTGAGTGAAGTTAATATTAACCCACTAAACAGAATAGCGAATCAGAAAGTTGGTGACGCTGTTAGTCTTCGATCAGCACTTACTGGTATTGACGGCACTGCTCGTGTATTAACCACATCACAGCAAGAGACTGGATCTATAGACTTTCGGATTCTTGATGACGGGTTTGGTTACATTGATCCTACTAGTACTAGTATGACTGTAAGCAATAAGATAGGGATTAGTAATCAAGTTCTTATTGTGAATAATGCTAACACGTTACAACTAAAGCCAGGCGATATTATTAGTGCTTCTTCATCTCCATTGACTTACACTGGAAGTGGAGATGCTGATGCAGTTCCTTATGTAATGAGTGGTCATGCAAAAGTTATACAATATAATCATCCTCTACTATTTGTCGAGAGTTCAAACATAGATGACTATAACACACTATGGAGTACTCAAGTATCTAATGGTATTCCAAACACTGGACTTCTTACTCAAATAATATCTTCTATTGCGATATTTGGTGGTGCAAGCGGGTTTTCAGATCCTACTATATATGCTCCATATGAGAACTGGGCATCTGCGCTGAGTGATCCGTTTCCTGTAGCGGGCGAGACTAATTCTGCTGTAGATTTGGACGATAGCGGTGCTGTCGATCATATTGATATCGGATTTATATCTAATATGAATCAGCAAGCTGAAACAGATGGTGACACGAGTGGCTTATCATATTCAGTATATGGAACACCAACTGATTTCAATTATGATGCTTTTGGAGGAGCAACTCCAGAGGCAACGGAAGCTGTCAAACTGCAAGCAAAGAGATGGCTTAGGGCTCTTACTCTAGTTGATTTCTATACACCCCTTACTGCCGTGACGACTCAACCGACTCCCAATGTTGATAATCTCCAAGGCTATTTAGCGACAGGAGTTGCTTTTCCCACAGCACTACAGAATCCGTCATTTACTGTTGAGGTTAATCACAACTCTAGTAATACGGTCGACATTGTTGGTTTGGGAACTCCTAATGACACAGCGAAGTTTGATATTGGTAATGTGAGAAACAAAGAAACTGTCACATTGATTACGGATCAGATTGGTGATTTTACAGATGTCGTGTTAGATGCTGATGGTAATCCATCGAACGATGACTATGGTATGACAGGCCCTAATGCAGAAAATCTAAACACAAGCATAGCTGATGCGTTCTCACCAATAACAATTACTATAGGGTCATTAGATACGTTAAATGTATCGGATGCTGGTTCTAACTATCAGAACGATGTTTTTGCTAATATAGAATTTGACTTAATCTCGAAGTTTCAGAAACATGACTTTATTTTAAACTTTGATGTTGTAGACTTTAACCTTAGTGTTGGAGATACTATAATTCAGAATAGAACTATTCCAGATATTGAAGTTGGCCTAACAGGTAACCTTTCTGAAGCTGAGATAGAAAACTTGGCCGCAACATCGACTAATGGTGCTGTTGGTTATCAGGATAGTGTGACTTCATTCGACTACATCTCTGGTGGCACTATAGCATATGAATCAAAGGCAAAATTCTTAAAAAGAGTTGGATCAGATTTCTACTTTAGACCTATGTCTTTCTATCAGTTCGATGAAAGCAGAGATGACGCTGATGTACTATTAACTAAAGTTTTGGTTGGGGGTATACTCAAATCATTTAGTGGTTTAAGAGAAGATCTGACATCTAGTGTTATGGGAAATAATGGTAGGGTTCAGGGAGTGGCATCATATCAAACTGGACAGATAGATACTGTAGCTATAACTAAGACAGGATATAGATATACGGATGGCGAGGCTGTCGAAATCTTTAATGAAGAAGTCGGTAGTCCTAGCTATGGTAAAAAGATTGCTGACGCAACAATTAGAGCATTGGGTCAGGGAAAGACAGCAGGTAGATGGAAATCTAAAACATCTTTCTTGAGCGAAGAGTCTAAGAAGATTCATGACAATAATTACTATCAAGAATATTCATATGATATATCCTCTATCATTGATCCCAAAAAATACACAGGACTTATCAGCGATGTTGTTGGTGTTGCGGGTACAAAACTATTCTCTACTCCACTGATAAATAGTGATAACGTAATTGATACAACACTGGATGCAGAATTCGTGTACTATAATATAGAGTCTCAAAATTTCATAGCGACTAATGGTGTGAGTGAGTTTGAATATGTAACCCAAAACTCAGTTACATATCCAGGCGTTAATGCTTCGGGCGTCACTTATGCTCCAAGCACATTACTCTTTGACCAGAATACAATCGCAGTTCTGACATCTTTTGATTATGTACCTCAAGTTGGAGACTTCGTGCAGATGACTGGTGGAGGAACAGATGTCGCCAATAATCCGTCCAACTTTATAGCACCGAATACAACATATCAAGTTAAGACAGTCGGGTCGATACAGGGCACTGCGCCCTTTGCTTACAGGAGTGTAACGCTTCATGCTGTTGGGAATTCGGGATTGGACATAACTATTCCTACTATAACTTACAATGCGGCTGCGACAGATCCACTATATTCAACAAACGGGCTTGTTGTAACATTCCGTTCTGACAACGTAGTTACACAGAATCTAGTTGCAGATATTGCAATTGAAACAGGAGTTTCGTAATGGCTACATTAAGAATACAATCAGACGGCGATCCGTTTCCTGCGAAGGCTGGGCATAATGGAACAAATGTTCCAAAGAACGATGGTACTACTAGAACATTCCAAGACTCATCGAATATTGCAGATCAGAGTAACGACTTCACTATTAAATATAGAGGCGGAAGTAATACTTCCAATCCTCAGATTGTCGATAAGGATTTGCCGATAGGTATAACGACAACGGGTGTTGTTGTATACTCACCAATGGCACCGGATTCGGTTTTACCAGTTTCTGGACAGGCGGCACCACCTGGATATCACTGGAATGTTATCAAGAATCAAACAGAATTTTATCAAGATCTCTGTGGTGGAAAGCCAGAGACTGATGGAGAGTATAGATATAGAAGTGGTGGGTTCTATAGAAATGGACTTCAAAGTAATTCATCATTCACAGGATCTAGTACATATTATACTAATGGTACTGAGCATCCAGATGGACACTCTAGAATCTTAGGATATGCATTTGATGGATACCCAATATACGGCCCAATGGGATACGCTTCACCGACAGATAATACATCTGCTGTGATCAGGATGGAGTCTAGTTATACTGTTAGACCAGTACCACTAGCATCTAGACTTAACGGATATGATATAATCCCTCAAGGTAAGTTCTGTGAAGATTATGAGTATACATCTTCAGGAAATTTAGATGAATATAATGGAAGATATTGTGTTACCCCAGATTACACAAACGGAACATACGCATACTTCTTGACATTCTCGGACGGAACATTTACTTCTCCTGCATATCCATATATAGTAGGTAGAAGTACTAAAGAACAAAGATCGTCATAACGAATACGGAACCCAATAATGGCAAAGATAATTACAGAAAATTTTAAAGTCGAGACAACTAACGAGTTGTTTAAGTCATTTAAAAATCAAAATAAAACTCTGGGTGATAACTTCATGTCCGAGTTAGCAGTCTATGATACTCAGTCGTCATCAATATCGTTGACTGCGGAGGATAATATTACAATTCGTGCTTTGGTTGATGATCAACTTGACAGACTAAGACCAGAATCTAGTTATTATATTATGGCATCGAAGGCATTGCCTTCTGGACAGGATGAGTCTGGTAGTATAAAGAATACACAGAATAATAAAAGGGATTTCCAACGAAAGGTTATATTTGGTTCGAAAGTGGGAGACTCCACAGCAAGATATATGTTCTACGAAAACAACTGGCAAACAGGTACTGTCTATGATGCATATGACGATACTGAACCATTTGAAGGTAGCAACCAAATCGTCACTGTTCTTAATTCCGATTCCGACTATCTAGTATTCAAGTGTATTGAAAATAACAATGGTGGGCCGTCTACAATTAACCCTCAGACAACTCTATCTCAGTTTACTGCTAATTATCAGTCAGTTGAAACTGGAGACAAGTACATCTGGCACTATATGTTCACAGTACCTTCTTCTGATGCTAACATATACAAGACGACCGATAGTCTACCTCTACCAATAGTATCTGATGGTGTGTATGGAGATGCACAAGTAATTAGTAACGCAAAGGAAACTATATCGCAAGTAATTATCGAAGACACTCCGGTCAACTTATTCAACCAATACTTGTTTGGTACTGCAACTAGCGTGGCTAACTCGTCTGACGTTGAATCTTTATCTCAGACTTCAGCAGGATCGGGAGTCACAAATCTAAAGGTAAAGCCAAAGGACTTGACTGGTAGATCACTATATAATGATTCAGACTCGTATAAGTATATGTACTTCAGATCTGCTGACGGGTCAACATCTGGAAAGTTATATGATGTGATTGGATCAACCACAAACACGACTGACAGTACAATAACATTATTGCTAGAAACTACTGATGCAATTTCAGGCTCTGGTCAACTAGTACCCAAGATTGAAATTAGTTCTCCAGACTATAACGGTGTTAGAGCAAAAGCATATGGAGTTATCGATCAGTTTGGTACACTGAAGCGTGTTGCGTTTGAGACTAGAGGGAGTATCTATAAGTTTGCATCAGCGAAACTAATAACCCCAAAGAGTTTAAGTTCTACAGGAACTACCAATCTTCGTGCTGTAGTTTCAACTAAAGGTGGACATGGGTCTAATCCAATAAATGAGTTAGGGATGAGTAGACTCTCTATTGTTACAAACTTTTCTGGAGATTCTGATGATGTCCCAGATAGCAACACATATACGCAAATGGGATTAGTTAAAAATCCACAGTTTACTAATGGGGCAATCCCCGAAAGTTTTGACAATAGAGTCGTGATCAGCAAGGTCGGTGATCACACCGCAGTCGCAATACCTGATTACTATATTGAGCAATATATAGAGTTCGTTAATGCTACAGATCTGACTATAGGTGAATCATATGTGATATCTGACTTGGGTAATATGTCTACTTCTGATTGGAACGCAATATCGACTACAGAACTTACTGATGCTACTGCAATTACAGGAACATCGTTTGTGGCATCCTCGGGCGTGTCTTCACTATCTGCGACTAAAACTGGCGTAGCTACAGTGGCAGTAGATACTCTTTCTCGTGATAAAAAGCAAGAGATTGTAACTGCTAAAATACACGAGAGTTCGTTTGATCTCCTCACCGGTATCACTAAAATATATTTGGTAGACTATTACGGAGATTTTAGAAGTAGACTTCAGAAGGGTAACATCCGTATAAAAATTACTGCAACCGCAGAAAACGCCACTGCGATAAGCATAAATAACTTTAGTGATATTGTTTATGGTGCTTATACTCCGTACACAGGAGACTTACTACACTTTATCGATTTTGCGCCGATAACCAGATCGTCAACCACAAGAGAAAAAGTAAAGTTCACATTTGACTTTTAAGGAAAGAGAATATAGCCCATGGGTATTAACACAGATTTAAACGTAGATCCGTATTACGATGACTTTAATGAAGCTAAACAATTCAATCGTGTTTTGTTCAAGCCAGGTAAGGCTGTCCAAGCACGAGAGTTAACTCAGCTTCAAACTATTCTACAGAAACAGGTGGAACGATTCGGATCTAATGTATATAAAGAAGGAACTATCATTAGCGGTATTAACTTGACTGCTCGTGATGACTTGTTTTATGTCAAAATAAATGATCAAGTAGATTTTACCAATCCATCTTTATATAATCAGATTGTCTCTGATGATGGAACAAAAACTACCTATGTATTAGTCGGTCAAACTTCTCAACTTAGAGCAGAGATCATAAAGGGCGATAATGGATTCCAAACTCAAGATCCCGATCTAAAAACTCTTTATATCAAGTATCTAAACACAAGTCAAGATAATGATGGTGATGTTAAGCAATTTATCGCAGGTGAAGTATTAGAAATTAGAAAAGAGTCTGACGATAGTCTTCAAGTCAGTATTACTGTTGCCAGTGTCGCTAATCAGACAGGAAATTCTTTTGGAGTATCATGTGAAGAAGGTGTTATCTATCAGAAAGGACATTTCATTTTTGTAGATAATCAGTTTATCATTGTTGAGAAGTATACGAATACGCCTGGTAACAAATCAGTAGGATTTTCTGTAAATGAGAATCTTATCGACTCCGATGCAGACGCATCTCTTCAAGATAATGCGGCAGGGTTCAATAACGTAAATGCACCTGGCGCTGATAGACTTCAGCTTGTACCAACTCTAGTATCTTATGACAGCGCATCTGAGCCCACAGAATTTTTCGCACTCATCAGATATGTCGATGGTAATCCAGTTCGTATTAGGGATAACACTGAGTTCAACGTAATCGGTGAAGAGATCGCAAGAAGAACATTCGAAGAGTCTGGTAACTATGTGGTTAACGGGTTAGAGGTTTCTCTAGAGGAAGAAAATAATACTGCCTACGCTGTAGTCAGCCCCGGTAAAGCTTATGTGTATGGTAAAGAGGTTACAAACGTATCTCCAACTAGACTTGCAATAGATCCAGTTACTTTAACTCAAAGTAGAACTAGTCAGCACACTGGTATTAACTACGGACAATATTTCACATACAATGCTAGTACAACGACAACTGTTGATCACTTTCAGGTAGACGGTACTCGGTACACGTTATATTCAGATACAGGTGGCACGACTGCAATAGGAAAATGTTCAGTCTCTAATCTTTTGCCAGGTAAGATATTTGTCTTTGGTATTAAGAAAGATGCGGGTTCTGAAAACACTCCTGTACTAAGAATAGGTAATACTGTATTGAGCGCACCTGCAGGTTCTTCTGAGCCAGCAAGCAGACTATATGAACCTGAATCTGCATCTATGATATTTGACGCAGGTCGACCCGATATGCAAAGCATATCCAATATCAATGTAGTTAGAAGAATTCGTGAGACTAATGTTAGTGTAAACGCTAGTGGCGAATTGACTATATCTGGTACTGGTGATACTGCCCCACTATCAACTGATGTGATGGGGATGAGCGCAACTAATGTTGTTGTTCCAGTAGAAACTGCAACCCCTGATGCTAGTAATGTGAATGTGGATTTCGATAACTCAGTGAATGATCCTAATGTTTTATATTACACTCGTGTAGACTCTAACCTGTCAGCAGATACTCTGACGGAGAAAGTCGGTTATGTGAAGGCAACCCACAGCACTGTTAATGCATTTGGCAACAGTGGTAATGCAATGGCCAGTCTCGGCATACCCAATGTTATTGACCTCATTAGCGTTACAGATTTCTTTGGTAATACTAACTCTACTTCGGGAACAGTGGGTACAGACGTAACATATAAATTTAGATTGAATAAAAATCAAAAAGATGATTTCTATGGACATTCTTTTATCTCTTTGAGATCGGGAGAAACCCTTTCTAATAGCGAACTACTAATTAAGTTTCGATATCTCGATAGAACTACTTTAGTAAACAGTGGATTCTTGACTGCTAATAGTTACGATACGGTATCTAGTAAGTCTCTAGTTACCACATACACCACTAAAGATGGAACAGTCTTTAATCCGCTAAACTCATATGACTTCAGACCATATGCAGATGCAACTATCACACCGGCACTAGATGCAGGTGGCTCAAGTGCAGTTCCTACATTTGTGGATTATACATTTAGTCGTGGCGTAGCTGTTATGAGTAATACTGCTATATCTGGAGATCAGACATACTATATGTCTAGAATCGATAGAGTGGTGTTAGACGAGTATTCAAATATTAGTATTATTAAGGGCGGAGAGTCTGAAAATCCATCTGCACCCAAAGTCGGCAGATTATACGCAGTTGGTCAAATAACATCGCCGGGTAATACTACAAAGGTTTCTGGTGAAAATAGAATATATGTTGAAAATGTTTCTTCTAAAAACTACACAATGGAAGAGATCGGATTTATCGATAGGAGATTAGACGCATTAACCGAAACAGTATCTTTGAGTCTTCTTGAACAAGAGACTATTGATATGAGTATAACCAGTGTAGTCAATGGTGTTGTCACAAATAGATTTAAAAATGGAATACTAGCAGACTCGTTTAACACATTACTAAATGCCGATATTATTGATGCAGAGTTCTTATCAAGTATCGATAAGAGTAGAAGAATTATTGCACCTGCTGTAGAACAGTTTCCAGTTGATCTAAAAATTGATCCTGCTTCAGCAAGCAATACAAGAATAACATTTGATGATGTGGTAACACTGACTGATTCGGGTAGTAATCTTCCTGTTATTGATCAGCCATATGCAACTGCATTTAGAAACTGTGTATCTAATTTCTATGACTTTAGAGGCCAGGTAGCTATAGATCCTCCATTCTCCTCTGGATATGATGTAATCAATAATCCGGCAATAAATCTTGAAATTGATATTGCTGGTCCTATGTTGGATTTGGTTGATAATCTACAAGAGATTATGCCTCTTACTAGAGAAGATGTCATATCTGAAGTAAGAACTGGAACTAATAGACCCAGACGAAGAGTTATTATGGGTGAGTTTGAGCAGACTGTGGCAAATACCAGCCTCACTAGTTCAATATCTAGTGCTACACAGCAGGTTGGTAACTTTATAACAGATATCAATATGAAGCCGTATTTGAGACGACAGCGAGTTAAGGTTGCCGTAACAGGATTAAGACCTAATACTGAACATCACTTCTTCTTTGACGGAAAGAGTGTTGATCAATATGTAGCACCTGGTAGAGTAGGCACATTTAGATCTGAAGAGACTAATAGATTTTCGGGAAGAGGAAGACATATTAATGTTAAGCGTGTTTATGACATTGGTGACACGGTTGCTCCTTTCAATCGAAAGAGTGGTGTTGGTCAAAAAGTTAAGTCTAACTCACAAGGCATTCTTTTTGCAGTCTTCTACATACCAGAAAGAACATTCTTTGTTGGTGAAAACAACTTAGAGATTGTTGATGTTGACACATATAGTTCTATCGATTCCGCATCTACTTCATATGGTAAGGCTACATATAGAGGATATAACTTTGCAGTTAATAAGTCTGAGATGAATGTAACGACTAGGACAGTGGACTTTGATACTAATGTTAACATTACTAAAAGAGAAGTTCAGAGACAAGTCGGAGATCCACTTGCTCAAACATTTAGAATTAAATCTACAAGCACATCGGAAGCTAATGTAATTCATGTTAGTGATATCGACCTCTTTTTCAAGAAGAAGAGTGCTACTGTTGGTGCAACCGTACAAATACGAGAAGTTGAAAACGGATACCCAACTAAGAAAGTTCTACCTTTTGCATCAAGACATCTAGACTCCGCAGATATAGCAGTATCGGATGACGGCACAGCAGTAACTAAATTTCAGTTCACTAATCCTATTAAGTTGAATGCTAATACTGAATATGCTATTGTAGTTCTTCCAGATGGCAATTCTCCAGACTACTTAATCTACACCTGTAAGGTTGGAGACACAAGTCTGTCTAGAGGAACAAGTCCTTATAGAGTTGCTGTTACTAACGATTGGGGTGATGGAGTTTTGTTCACATCTACTAACGATAGTGCATGGAAGTCTTATCAAGACGAAGACATTAAGTTTGTTATCAATAGATTCGATTATAATGCCTCTGTTGGAACTATTGATCTAGTACCAAATGATATAGAAAACCTTACCCTTCGTGAAGGTGCCGGTAACTTTAATGTAAGTGAACTTGCTTATGTTAAAAAAGATAATCTTCAATTTCAAGGAAGTATTAGTGGCGACTCTTTTGAAACTTTAACTATAGCAGACACATCTCTTCCGTTTACTAGTGGAGACTTTATCTATATTGAGTCTAATGCTACTAGCACTGTTAACTTTGTAGCAGAGGTTATATCGAGCACTACGAATCTATCCAACACAGTAATAACTCTAGATAGATCGATATTCCAAGAAGTAGCGGCAGTAACAGCAAATGTATGTGTGGTTGGAGAAGTGTCTCATTTCAATAATAGACACCCTAATAGTATACAGTTAAAGGGTAGTAGTGCAAGATCAAGTAACTACATTGATGACAGCGCAACAGTAGAAAATGGAAGCTTTGTTCCAGGTCATACATACACGATTACGAATACTGGTAGTATGGGAACAACTAACTGGAATACTGTTGGTGCTTCAGGGGTTCCTTATGTTGGTCAAGTATTCAAAGCATTAGTAGTCGGAACAGAATCTGGATCTGGATCAGCCAGACCTAATATGCAAGTATTGAGAGGAACTGAAAGTGGCGCAACTGCATTCGTGACTTCTGTTAATAATCAGAAAATATCGTTTATTCAGCCACAAGTATTTTCTCATAACTCTATCAATACAAGTAGTGATCTGGATCTATTCAGAAATAATACTAAAGTTAAGTCTATAGGTAATAATGAGAATGTTTATACATTAGATACTCCTTTGACTATAGCAAGTAAGAGTCGTATTGTTGCTGATAACAACGAATCTACTGATATGAAAATTCGTGTTAACATGAATAATAACGGTAAGAAGACAGATACTCCACTACTAGATCAGGCACTATCTGAACTTGTTGCATATAAATACATCATTGATGAGTCGGCCGCACTTACGTCTAAATTCATATCTAAGCAAGTTATACTAAGAGATGGGTTAGACGCTGTAGGGCTGAGAGTTCTGCTTTCTGCGTACAGACCCGCAGGAACTGTAATTGAAACCTATGCTAGATTTACATATCCAGAAGATGTTAGTAATATGAGCGATTGGATTCAGCTAACGAATGATACGCCTGAAGTATATTCCAACTTGGCAAATACTAGAGACTATAGAGATTTTGAGTACTCTCTTCCAAGTGAAGTTAACGAGTATAGCGCATTCCAGATAAAGTTTGTTATGCGTCATGCAACCACTAGTGAGTTGAGTGCTAGTCCAGATCTGAAAAATATAGATCCAGACATTAACATATTCCCTCATCTATATGACTACAGAGCGATAGCGTTAACATAATGTCAGCATCATCTTATATAAGGTCTAAAACTGGAGCAGGAGTAGTCAACTCTGATATTTCTGCCTATAATGATGCGGTACTTAAAAGAAAGCAAGATAAATATATAAAAGGTTTAGAGCAGAGAATTATAAAACTTGAGTCTGCGCTATCCTTACTCGAAAACACAGTTAAAGAGATGACAAAATGACAATCAACAAAACTGATTTGGCAAACACCTCCACATTTGGTACTTGGAAAACACGAACTAATGAGCTTTTGGCATTCGCTAGAAAGACGGTCAGTCTTGGTGATAGCGGAGAGGACAACAATGGTAACATAGTCCTGAATGGTAATTTATCATTGGGCGGAATTAGTCCAACTACGGATACAATAACCGTAAACAATATATCTAAGTGTGCTACTGGCGACTTTAAAATAACTAATGCCGCTACACTTCAAGGCGTTTTAACTCTCGACTCTGGTTCAGGGTTGGCATCTTCAATTCAATTCAGTAATGGTGAAACACCTACATGGGATATCTCAACACAGACTGATCATAGTTATCTAGAAATTGGTGACGGTACTTCTTTCATTAGATTCCAAGCAGACGGTTCTGGTGGTAAAGAAATAGATGGAGAGAATATTAGAATTAACAACGATATTCTACCAACAGAAATATCTGCTGTTAATTTTACATCAACAGGAACAGGCGCATCTAGATCGGTTTTTGCAGAGGCAAATATTGGTGCAGGATCAATCACTGCTACTACAATAACCTGTCTCGGAACTGGGGCGAACAAGACAACTCTGTCCGAAGTTGATATTAATGGTGGTGCTATTGATGGAACTGCGATAGGTGGTACGTCAGCATCGACTGCCGCATTCTCGACTGTATCTGCATCTGGTCTTATTACTGCAAGTGGTGGCGTTTCGGGTGATCTAACTGGTAATGTGACTGGTAATGCAAGCGGAACAGCAGGCGGATTGACGGACCAGGCAATAATTGAAGTTTTAAAAGCTGTCTATCCTATCGGTTCATTATTCACATCAACAGCTAATGTAGATCCCAGTGTTGCTAGATCGCCCATCTTTGGGACTGGTGGTTTAGGATTTGGTACATGGGAAAGATATGCAGAGGGTAGAACATTAGTTGGTGTAGATGCTGAGGGATCAATAGGTGTTGTTGCTGGTCATACTAGTGAGAAGAGTTTGGCAAATGCTATTGCAGGAAGAGGTCGAAGTGGGGTGGTTTATTTAACTACCTTTGATCATGGGCTTGATGTGGGTGACCTTATTGATATTAATGTTGGCGACAACGTAACTATGGATGCATACTCAAGTCCAAATTCACCTAGTGATGCGTTCAACCCTTGGGCATATACTGATGCTAACGCAAGAGGGTTAGAGATTATCGAAATCGGTGGTTCGTCAGGAACCGTAGGAACGGGTGTAGGTAGTGGTGTGCCATTTGTAAGATTTAGCATAGAGAGCCTCTATACTAATATGACTTCACAACAGCAAGCAGACTATGATGCGATTGTATCATTTAAAAACTTTCAAGTAGGCGGGGTCGATCTTACTGTTAGTAATGGAATGACAATTAGAAATAGTCGTTTCAGAAATGGTCTCGCCAAGGGTGGTACGAGCCATGTTAAACTAGATCCTAAACATATTCCCGATCATGTTCATACTATGGAATCGTGGGAATCTGGTATTCAGTACTATGGGTTTAATGATAATAACAGTTTACCTGCGCCAAAATCCGGCTTTGATGCCTTTGGTACTCACACTAATACGCAGTATGGTACTTTGTTGGCTGATGAGCATCGGCAACAAGGGCCAGGTAAAGATGATGATGGTCAATCCTGTAGTAGTACTGGTGTTGTAAAGGGCTATCCAGGTAGTACTGGTATAGTAGATACTGATGTTGATCAAGGACACGAAAATATGCCTCCTTATCAAGTGGTATATATTTACAGAAGAACAGCTTAAATAAATCAAGGATAAATCCGAATGAGTACAACAAAGAAGTTTTCACAGTTAGATAGAATCCAGACACTGGATGCTACGGATATATTCGCAGTAACTGATGTCGATCAAACTAAGTCGATGAAGATTCAGACTGACGATCTTTCTAATGTGATCCTGTCTGATGCCAATCTTACATCAAAAGCAGAAACGATAAAGAACAAGCTGAATGCATTTCAGTCTGGAGTAGGTAATGGTCTTCAGGCTCAGAAACTTTGGGATGATGGTCAATATAGAGACTCAACTTACTTTAGAAATTACAACAATCTAAACGGTAAGCCGGATATTATTACTGATCTTGGTCAGCTTGAGAATAGCCCAGAATATATAAAATATGATAATGCATCAGAGTCCATACTTGTTTCTGGCGCAGGCGCAACCAGCAGAACAATGACAACAGATTTCCTTAGAGAAGGAAATACTAACGAGTATTATACAAACGATAAGGTGATCACTCAACTTACTCAAAGCTTTGGAGCATTGTTTAATAGTTATAGCGATACATTTGATGGCGGTGGAGTAGGCGATAGTTTGATGGATGTCTCTGGGACATTCTTAAATGTTACTACTAGTCAGTCTTCTACTATTCGTGTACTAGATCCAGATAGCACATTAGCACTTAGCTTTCAGCCTGGACAAATTTTAAGACTATATGGTGCAAATCTAACAGACAGTAATATAACTACTGCACCCACAGCAGGCAATCTCGGAGTCACTGTAAGTACCGGATTTACTTCTGGCACAGGCACAAATAGTAAAAACTTCTCATACAAGATATGCTTCTATAATTTAAAGACTGGAGAGATTACGCCAGCCTCGCCAGCACAAAGCGTTGATGTCTATAATGCAGGTAATGTGGTATTCGATGCATCGTCTACATCATTCAATACTGATAAGTTTATAGCACTTTCTATTAGCGGATACGCTGTTGGTAACGATCCTCAAGGCGTATTAATCTATAGGGCGATAGCACCTTCAACAGAATATAAATTGATTGCTGTTCTAGGCGATAAAGAGTTACCGAACTGGAAAGATTATCACACATTCGATTACACTAGCTGGTCTGGAAAAAACTCTATTGATAATAGCTATTCTTCAATAACGCATTTCCCACTAACCGCCTCATCTACTGCACAGAGAGGGTGGACTGATGTGACAATATCGACTATTACTCAGAATGTTTCCTCTTTTGATCTTGGATTAACAACATCATCTTTTGTGAATACGTCTAATACTGTTCAGTTGGCACATAATGACACTAGTCTGATCACTGCGGCTATTTCCTCTAAGTCTACATCGGGCAGAAGAAGCTTGTCTCTTAATGCTAAAACATATAACGCTACTCACATTAGTGTACCAGATGACTTTGGTCTAATTGGGACAGCTAACATCACACAAATTAAAAAGCTGCCTTGGAGTGGTTACAATGGGGCAAATGCTGATAACAGCCTAGTCAAATCGACCCAACCAACTAATGCACAGAATATTTCAGTTGTTGGAGTGGACTTTGATGGAAACCTACTGAATCAATATTTAATCAACGATGATTCTGACCCATCATTGAACTTTTTAGTTGATTTTGGATCTAATCCAACTTCTATTATCTTAGATAGATCAAGATTTAAAAACCAAGTTGGTGCGGGCATATACGCAACAAGTCCCAATCAGTTCAAGATGACTGCGAGTGAAGTTGTTAACAGTGGAGTCACAGATAGATTTACATTCTCTCCCTTAGTAATTGATAATGGTAGTTCGACAATTATTACAGGAAACAGATTCGAAAACTTTACTGATAATATAGATGCGTCTATCACATCAGAGGGTGCTATCGCAAATAATATTATTAAAGCTTGTGGATCTGGCCTGTTTGTATATGGGTCAACATTCTTAGTATCCTCTCCTAATGTTCTTATGGGTGCGGCTAATGAGTTCTTATCTAGTCCAGACATATTGAATAGTGAATACGACTCAATAAACATATATCTAGAGCAACTAGGAGATACTGCACCATACAGCAGTGATGTATTAGTATATCAAGAAAATGGAGCGGCATTTGATCTTGCATATACAAGCACTGGCTTCTCTAGTAGTATAGTGTATAGACTAAATCTTGTTCAACAGTTGAGTGACGGATCTACTCAGAAATATGGAACATTTGTTGGGCCAGGCGCAACTGGGATTGATGGAAATGCTCACAACACATTTGTTGTTGGTAAAAGATATGTAATTGTAGAGCCCGGTGATGTTACTTGGACTACTCATGGAGCGATTAATAGTAACGCAGGCACTGAGTTTACATATAGTGGTGTTGTTCAGCCTAGCGGTTCGACCGGATTTTGTACACCTAGTGAGTTTGTAGGATACGGTGATGGTACTAACACACCTATTACATTCACTGACGTTCCTGCATCTGAACCACATATCACTAGAAATAAAGGACAGTTCCAGTTCCAGATATCAGATCCAGACTACACTAAAATTAGGACTGGTATATATTCTCCTGCTAGTCTACAGTCTCTTTATGCCGCAAACACCAAAACAAGTGTGAACGATGCTACTAAGATACACCCATTCGGATCATCTCATGTTGGTTTGGCTTGGTCAGCTAGTTACAGATATGATGCTAAAGTTGCTTCTATAACTGGTTCTGGATCTTGGGCTACTAGTGGTAATTACGGTGCCTCGACAACTAATCCTGTGTATACAGTTAACACTACAGTGTCGATTTCTACTCCACTTTCGGTTGGACAATTCGTTAGAATATATGAACACACCAGTTTTGCGCTTCACGCAGATCCAAATTCAGGTCTTGCAGAAATTGTTGCTATTGGTCTTGGTGGAACAACGCTCAGTCTGAAATATTGGGCCTCAGGTGACGGCGCTACTGCCGCAAGTGTCGATGGTGCTACTGGAGCAGGGTGTACCAGAGGAACTGAAAATACAGGAACAATAAATATAGTAGACGACTTTGTGATGGCACAAGGGCTTATTAAATAGGAAAAAGAAATGTCAAGTATTACAAATGTAAACCAAAACACATCAGTAGTAAACGTAGGTAGGACGACTCCTGTATCACCAGGCGCCCAAAACGCTGACAAGTCTATACCAGTAGTAATGGCTTCGGATCAGACTCCTATTCCTGTTGTAGAGCAGAATAAGGTTCAGTCTGAAGTAGCACTATCGCTTCTAGGTATTCCAAGAGCAGAAGTTGCACTAGGTATTTTTGCTGACGTAAACACTTATGACGTTAACCCGTCAGAATGGTCAATGCAACCTGCATTTCATATTCCAGGCGATGGTGTACAGCATCTTCCTACAGAAGCCGGTGCGCTTGTAGAAGCATCTCGAAACAAGACAGCGGTATTGACATCTAAGCGTTTCTTCAGATATCAGCCCGGTCGTGTATCTGCCGCTACTTTCGGTGTTAAGAGTTCTGTATCTATTGCAAACTTTGCACAGAATCCTGCCATTCGCAAGTTTGGTATCTATGATAAGTATGATGGCTACTACTGGGAAACTAGAAATAACGCTCAAGGTGATAACTTTGGTGTAGTTCGTAGAACGCAATCTCTTCCAAATGCTCCACTAAGCACATATGGTATAGGAGGCGCTACTGGCGCTACTACGCCACTTAGAGGCGATGGTGCCGCACCCGGTAACGTAACAACTACTCAGCTAGACGACTATAGAATAGTTGGTTTAGGTGCAAGCGAAAAGTCATCTGAAGATGCTGGTCTAGCTGTTGCGGATAGAAAGATTTTAACTGATAATAGATTTGCTATTATTGATGCAGTACTTGCGAGTGCAATAACAACTTATGGTACACCTAGCGGAAGTAATATTTTAGGAACTAATAATGTTGCACAAACTGGTAGCGGATATTATGCTGACTTTGTGGAAGCCTATAACGCTGTGAGCGGTATCGCTGGCTTTACTGTGGATCAAATAAAAGCTAAGTGTAGACGAGATCTAGACTACTGGATAGATAACTATCTTCTCGATTTAAAGC